AGGCGAACGCTCGATGCCCTGGTCTGTACCTGGGAAAGAGTCGAACGTCTCTCATAAGCCCAATACGGACGCTTAGGGGCATTCCTAATGAGCACCGCGGGGCGCATCAGTAGCATCGAGCGACGTATCGCGGGAGTTCGGACTAGACGAAATCCTAGCCAGCCTCAGGAGCTTTTCCCTGAGCAGACTGCCTTCATCAATGATTCTGCGCCCCTACGAATGGTCCTTTGCACCCGTCGAGCAGGGAAGTCTTACGGCGCTGGTCTCCTACTCTTCAAGACAGCGATGGAGCATCCTGGGAGCGTCTGCCTTTACGTGGCCCTTACCAGGACCAGCGCCAAGCGCATCATGTGGGCACCAATCCTCAAGAAGATTGACAGTGCCTATGGCTTCGGAGTAGAATGGAATAAGACCGAGCTTAGCGCAACCCTACCTAATGGGTCAGTAATTTACCTAATCGGGGCAGACAGTGATGAGCGTGAGCGGGACAAGGCTCTGGGTCAGGGACTAGCCCTAGCTATCGTAGACGAGGCTGGCTCTTTCAGGACCGACCTGTTTGACCTTGTCTTCAGCACCCTCAAGCCCGCCTGTGCTGACCAGAGAGGGGCCATCGTGCTTATGGGAACGGCTCAGCCTGTCAAAAGAGGGCTGTATTACGACCTCACTAAGGAGCAAGACCCTACCAAGCCAGGGCGCTGGGAGGGCCAAGGCTGGTCAGGGCATCGCTGGGGGGCACTTGACAACCCACATGTCAAGGAGAACTGGAAGCAGGAGATAGCTGACCTCAAGGCCATGAACCCGAGGGTTGAGGAGACGCCTTTCTTTCGCAGGAACTACCTAGGACAGTGGGCGGTTGACGACGAGCTTCGAGTCTACGGTTATCAAGTGGGAGCAAACGATTATGCCGAAGGTTTACCTGTCTACCAATACGGCCGATGGTCTTATGTCCTGGGAGTTGATTTGGGCCACTCCCCTGACCCAAGCGCTTTCGCCGTCCTCGCGTATCACGACCATGACAAGAGCGCCCGGGTCGTGGAGTCCCACAAACAACTCGCGATGGACGTCACGGACGTGGCCGATAAGATAAAGTTCTACCAAGAGAAGTACCCGGCGCTGGAGAAGGTCATTATCGATGGGTCTAACAAGCAAGCGGTTGCCGAGATGCAGAACCGACACGGACTAGCCCTAGAGCCTGCGGACAAGAGGGGCAAGGCTGAGTTCATCGACATGCTCAACGCGGACTTTGCTAAGGGAAAGCTCTTTATCCACGAGTCTTGTGTGGCCCTATCCCAGGAGTATCAGGACCTAGTGTGGGATAAAAAGTACCTGCCTAAGAAACGAGAGGAGCATCCGGGATGCGCCAACCACATTGCCGACGCGGTACTCTACGCTTGGCGGTATACCCACAGCTACCTCTCGAGCCCAGAGCCCAAGAAGGTCAATCCGTATCTGACCCACAGACAGAGGACGGACCAGCAGGAACTGCAACTCCAGCAGATGTGGGAACGCGAGGACCAAGCAGTCATCAAGAAAGAGGAGGACGAGGCTCGAGACTTCCTTGAGTTTCTAAGCCAATGAACGAGAATCAAGGATACAAGGAGCAGGAGCTTGTGTGGCGAACATGCATTGAGCAAGCGTGGCGAATGTGCATTGAGCTAGCTGAGACGCATGCGCATCTGTTCAATGAGCAGGAGTATCCGGACAATGTCGACGCCACAAGTTACAGACGCGGGGGCCAGGCGGGATGTAAACTTGTCGCCGATGCAATCCGCGCTCTTCAGAAAGTAACGGAGAGCAGGTAACAGGAATTATGCTTACTCCGAAACGTCTAGGTAAGTGCCGCGATTCTCTAAACGTATGGTGTAACTGCCTTGCCCCAATCGAAACAAGCAGTAGAGGCCGCAAGACGAGCAAACGCACATCTCAAGGTTCCTACGACTGGCGGGCCGGTCTCGCCAGGAGACTTGCCTCTTACCTCTGCTCAGAGGCGTACGAAGGACAGGCTGATGCGCCAGTTCATGAAGCTGGACGGACCAACGACAGGGTCTACCGACGCGTACCGAAAAAGGTACGACATGATTGATTGGGGCACGAAATGACTAGTGACGAGCTCATCGCGATGCTGGCAGCCCTCCGAAGGTACGGGGTGGAAACATACGAGGTCGGCTTGTCTGGGCCGAAGGTGAAGTTCTTTGCTCCGAAGGAGACTATAGAGCCTGGAGAGTGGCAGACGACACAACATACCAGCCTTCCAGCTGCCAACCTCCCAGTTAAGCTTCGGGACCTGCTCTGGAGTACGCCTGAGTGGTCTGAGGACCAAGAGTCTGCGGTACAGGGTGAGCAAAGCGAATGATTGACGTAGACGGGTTCAAGACATCCGGGCCCATCCAAGGCTCTATGACAGCTTCTCATGGCCCTGTAACGTTACCTAAGGGCCACCAGCCGGGGATGCGAGTCCCTAAAGGCGGAAGCATGTGCGCCAATTGCAAGTTCCTGGCTAAGGACAGGAAAAACTGCATGGAATCTAATTTTATCAAGTGGAATAAGGGCTCACTTATCCCTGGCCCTGTCGACGAATATTGCTCGGATTTCTACATTCCTCGGGACAAAAGATGACAGACATACGAAGTGAAGATGCTTGAGCTGCTTGAGTACTTTAGAAGCATCGGCGCACAAGAATGTGAAGTGACCTTGAACGGCGCTACAATCAAGCTCACATTTCCCCCATACCAAATCCCGGAACCCCCTCCCCAAATCTGTAAACGCGAGTGGGTTCATGGCGTCCATTGTTCGTGTGTAGAGAGGGCGTGATGGATTTCACTCGATTCAAGGGTCAAGACCCTCTCAAGCCTAAGGGCCCGAAGGAGCCTAATCGCCCCCATTCTCAGACAGACGTGCCGAATGAAAAATGGTGGGTAATGAAGGGAGTTCAGGCCGCGACGGCGATTAGCGCAACCATAGACTTCCTACAAAAACATCAGGACAATCGTCTTCAGTCCCTGGCCATAGCAACTAAGCTATACGGTTCCCAGGGCCTGGGTATGTTCCCTTGGGGCAGTCCGGTAAGCCCGTTCCCAAGCGTGAACGCACCGTCTCCGTACATGACTAACCGCATCACGCTCAACATCATCCAGAGCGTCATCGATACGGTCACCGCCAAGATGGCTAAGTCTGCGCCGGAACCATTCTTCCTGACCAGCAACGGAGACTATCGGAAGCGCCGCAAGGCCAAGTACCTGAATGGGTTCTCTCGAGGAATGTTCTACGAGCAACGAGTCCACCAGAAGATGAACCTCGCGTTCAAGGATGCCGCTGTCTGGGGAGACGGTTTCATTCGTGTCTTGGAGAAGGACGGCAGGGCAGCGTTCGAGAGAGTCCTGCCGCACGAGCTCTGGATTGACCCTGTCGAGGCATTCTATGGGAAGCCTTGGCAGATACACCTAACAAAAGTAATGGACAGGGCCGCCGCAATCGAAGCATGGCCCGTAGACGCGGAATACATCCTGGACGCTCCTCAAGTTCGCCCAGACGCCACGGCGATGAGCATCAGTGACAGCATCATGGTTCGGGAGTCCTGGAGGTTGCCAAGCGGCAAAGGCACTGGTGATGGAAAGCACCTCATTACCATCGAGGGGGCCACGCTATACGAAGAGCCTTGGGAGTATGACTTCTTCCCGTTCGGGCATATCAAGTGGTCCGAAGGTATGTTCGGGTATTACGGAACCAGCCTCTGTTCGCAGCTTCAGAGTATACAAATTGAAATCAACCGTATCCTCCAGACCATCCAGGAAGGATTTAGACTTGCCGGCGCGTACAAGGTCTGGGTCAAGACAGGCTCCAAGATTGTCCCCGGTCAGGTCAACAACACCATCGGGCAGATTATCCAGTCTCTTGAGAAGCCAGAGTATCTTGTCATTCCTAATATTGTGTCTCCTGAGCTATACCAGCATCTGGCCCAGCTTGTACAAAGGGCGTATGAGATTTCTGGTGTATCGCAGCTGGCGGCGTCTTCCATCAAGCCTCAAGGCCTGGACAGTAAGCCCGCTCTGAGGGAATACAACGATATCCAGAGTGACCGGTTCGCCGTTCAGCAGAAAGCGGTAGAGCAACTCTCTCTAGATTTGACCCGTATCGGCCTGGCAATCGCCAAGGGTATCTACGAGAAGGAG